GAAGAATATGTGGGCGGATTTAACGAACTAAGAAAGAAGTTACAATGACATATGAAGTTGGTACAGTTTATACCATTAAGTTAAACAGTGGTGAAGAGTTAGTTGCTAAAGTAATTGAGATTACAGATACACAATTAAGTATTACAGATCCATTAAGCATTGCTCAAGGACCTAAGGGAATGACACTAATTCCAAGCATGTTTACTTGTGATCCTGAGAAACCTATCAGACTAAATACTAGTAGTGTTACGTTATATGGACATACTGAAGACAATGTAAAGGATCAGTATATCACTATGACGACAGGTATTCAATTGCCTGACAAAAAAATCATAATGGGATAATGCCAAAATTAAGCCGTCAAAGCGACCAGAATACAGTAGGTGGAAAGATTCTTAGGGGATCTCAAACCGTGTTGGTTGATAATATACCGGCAGGCTTACATATCAGTAAGATATCGTCACATAGCCCATATGGAAAACCCCATCCCCCGCATGAAGCGGCAACTACTACTAATGGTAGTGCAAGTATATTAATAGATAATGTACCTGTATTGATGGTCGGGTCTGGTACAACATGCGGACATAATATAGCATCCGGTAGCCCAACAGTGGAGATTACATGAGTTATAGCCCAATGAATCTTAACTGTATCGGTTCTTTCCTTAATAATCAGGGACTAACTATCAATAGAACTGCTGCAAGTTATACAGGTAAAATACGTCCTAGCGATGGGGCATATCTACCAACTCCATATCCGGAATTATCTGATAACGGTATACTTCATGGTAATTTCTTATCAATAACAAAAGATATATTTGAGTTAGCGTTTAATGTAAGATATCCGGTTGTAGACATGGGAAGTCTTATAGTTGGAAGACTGTACTATATATCAGTACTAGGTGATACTGATTTTACTATGATAGGTGCATCTGCTAATCGTGTAGGACTAACCTTTGTTGCAACCGATTCAGGATCATCTGCAGGAGCAGGTGGTAGATGCAATGACATTAGCGGTAATGTTCAAACAGGCATGACCTTTGACCAGTATAGTAGCTTATTAAATATGGGATACGCGGCACCTATATTAACTAATACACCTCCCATTGAATATTACTTTGATCCTAATTCTATTAACGGTAAGTTTGGATTTCTAGGTGAATTTGCAGTACAAGCATTTGATGAATTCTATTTATTAACTGGTTCATATGCTGACTTCTTTAGTACGTTCACTACTATATTAGGATACAAAGACAAAACTAATACAGTTATCGATAGTCTTAGTTTAAGTATCAATCACTTAGACGGTATCTATTCGAATATGAATGACTTAATCACCGGCGATATAACCGGTGTGAGTTTAAGTACATTCTTCTGGGGACAAGATTTAATCAAGTTAGGTCGTGTATTAGATTTACAAACTATTCAGTATTTTGGTAATCCAGACAATCTATTAAGAACTATAGCAAAGAATAAGGCTATGACTAATAGTTTAAGTATAGCCTTTGCGGCAGCAGGATTATCTACAAATGATATAACAAATATTATTAATGGTCAAAGTGCAAATAACAATCAACAAAAACTATTGTATGCTTGTTATAATATGATAACAGGTACTGATTTAGAAGATGTATTAATACCATTAAACTGTCATACTGAACATTTAGATACATTAGCAGACTTATTAAATCTTAAAAAGATATTTCCTAGTAGCTATCAATCATTGACTTTCCCTCAATATAATACTATGCCTAGAACAACTAATAGTAAAACATACTATCTACTGTATGAGGGTACTAATGTTAATAAAATACCTAGTCTAAGTTATGGTAATAGATTAGCGGGTATATTACCTGCCGATATAGCATATGCATGTGATGCCTTTAGCATGAGTATGCGTCAAGTTAAAAATATTCAAAATATAGATATTGAAAAATTTGCACAAGTAGTTACTAATTTAGAAAACGTAAATGATTTAGATGTTAATAGTACTAGTGTACCGGTCAACTTAGCGGCGGTAAACTCTGCACTACGTAAAATAGCATTAGGGTCAGATGTTAATGGTAAATTTAGAACAGCCGACTTTTTTGGTTGTATGACAAACATAGTATATGATTGGCCTAAGTTACAGGATGCAATTACTCAACTGTCAACTCTACCTGAGATACCAGTATTGCAAGGACATTTTCAAGCAATATTCAATGCGTTACATGATAGACCGGGCACTTTTAATTCAACTGATTTTCAAAATCTTATAAATCCTAGAATCGCTGATATAAACAATTTAGTAACTAGTATGGCTAGTACATATAGTGACATGTTAGGACCTATTGATACTTTCTATAATGAATTAGGCGGAAAGTTAGTTAGAGAACAGAAGTTTAGAAAACAAGTATTCCCTGGGGGTGTAGAAAACACTTCCAGTTCGACCGCAGATATCTATGGATTTATAGATAGTCTGAGTACATATTCTTCGGAGACCAAGTTCGGAGAAACTGCTAGTGTTATAGAACAAATAGCAGACCTTACAACAATAGGAGGCATGAATTTAATTGGTAGTATGCGTGAGGCACGCAATAGTCAGCGTATGGGATTAATGGGAGGAGAACTAGATAATAAAATAGAAACTACTCCACTTACATTACCCGTACCTAGAGGTGTAAAGACAACAGTAGCCACAACCACTGGCAACGTTGATATTTTCTTTGATGCAGGTACCCCTATCCCGGGTAGTCTCAACGGAAGCCCTCAGTCAACACTAGTACCCGATAATTTAAATGTATTAAATATGGCAACTGTCCCATCGATACTAGTGCCCGGCGTAGCAAGAGATTACGTATCTAAATGTAATTGCGACTGCTGGGACTTATTACAATAATGTACTAAACAGTAAAGTTTATCATTTAATATAGTAATATATTATTTTGATATGCTAGTACCATAGGTACCTTAAGAAAGGAGTCTTATGACGATAAATCAATGTGGTAAATGTATATTGGTTGCAATATTAGTATTGTTTACAACCGTATCATTTAATAAAACTCTGTATGATGATATAATTCAAACAGAAGAACAAGTAACAAAGATTTTAGATCCAAAGCAACTTATTTGCATGGCTACTAATATCTTCTATGAAGCCGGTCGTGAAAGCACAGACGGCAAAGCAGCAGTAGCACGTGTAACATTAAATCGTGTTAATAATGGGTTTGGTAAAACACCTTGTCAAGTAGTATATCAAAGTACCACTAAAGACGACCAAAAAGTCTGTCAGTTTAGTTGGGTGTGTGAGGGTAAAGGTAACCCAAACAAGCGTGACCCAAGTTACCAAGACAGTTTACAAGTGGCTTACGATGTGTTAATATTAGATAAGTATAAAGATGTGATACCCAAAAACACATTGTTCTTTCATAATAAGTCAGTACAACCTGATTGGAACTACTATGAAAAGGTACAAGTAATTGGAAATCATATATTCTATAGTAAGAAAAAGAAATCTAAGAAACATGACCGACGACATAGAGTTCGAGCAGATACTGAATACCAACAGGGATCGTGATAGATTCAGTGATCCTAAATGGCAAATAGATAACTTAGAATACGATTTGCTTGTTAATGATTGGATACTAGATAAAGTACGTGATAATAAAGATTATGCACAACATCTATATGCGGCATTGTGTAATAACGATTTTACAAAAAATGATGTTTGGCCTATATTGAGTGAAAAACGATGGAGTTGTTCCTGGCGTTATGCCGGTGGCATAATCGCTAGAATGACAGAAAAGGGTGATTACATGGATTGGTACTGTACTGGTATTAGGTCACATGCATCTTTGTCTGAAGAAGAAATAAATGATTTAACCGAAGACGAAAAAACTCAATATTTAGAAATGGAAGCGTATGTTAGTGAGGGTCTAGTAACTGACGAAATTCGTAATGATTTATTTAAATTGGGTTGGATAATAACTACGGAAAATGAAAATGAATAATAATGAACCGGACATTAAAAAGATGATTAGTGATATTACTAGAAAAAATCTAAGCCTGCAAGAAAAAGTTGCTTATATTAAGAAAACAAGTCGCAATGAAATGATAGAAGCAATACGGTCATTAATGCGTAAAGATAAAAAATAAAGTCAACACTTTCTCAATCTAAATAACTGTATGACTATAGATTTTGAAAAAATTAAACCCAATTTAGATTTAATACAGGCCAAACCCGGTCCTATGTACGTATACAAGAACGATGGCTTTGTCAGTAAAGCCATTAGATATTATGGTGAATATTGCCATGCTGAAGTAGACATTATGAAAATGTTTGTTGAAAAGAATTCAATATACATAGATGTAGGTGTCAATATCGGTTATCATGCATTGGCTATGCATAAAGATAGTGGTTGTGCAGTTGTTGGATTTGAACCTAATCCAACACACTTTGCATTAGCTGTTGAGAATTGTAAAGGATTACCTATACAATTATTCAATGCAGCATTAGGTTCTAAAATAGAAAATATTAACATGTCTGACATTCCACCTTTTAATACAGAAGGTAATTATGGAGAAACAGGATATGATAATGAAGGTACTGTAGAAGCAAAATGTATCACATTAGATTCATTAAATCTCCCTAAGATATCTGGTATTAAAATAGATGTTGAAGGATATGAATATAAAGTAATGAAGGGTGCAGAAAATACTATTGACAAATATAGACCTGTCATATTATATGAAGCACTACAGTTAGAATGGGATAAATGTTTTGATTTTCTAGACCATAAAGGTTATAGACAATATTGGATAGGTTGTTATAACACGCCAGTAAAAAATGACACATTTATTCCAAAGAAAGAAAATGATGATTCAGGATTCGGCTTAGGTGGAATCACTAACATCATAGCAGTTCCAAATGAATTACCGCGTATTGATAACTTAATTCCAGTAGTAGAGGGTGAAGCATACGCTGATGCGGCTAAACGAATACAATCATATGTATTAATGTTTTAAATGGAACAGTCTAGTACATTCTGCATGTTGCCCTTCACGGGCATTGCCACACGTGAAGACGGAGAAATCAAAATCTGTTGTAAGAGTTGGCCTATAGGGGAAATCAATAATCATACATTAGAAGAAGTATGGAATAATGATAACATGAAACGTATCCGTAAACAGGTACTTAATAATGAACGTCCACCAGAGTGTATAGGTTGTTTCTCGTATGAGGATCAGGATGTAGAAAGTATGCGTCAAAGACATATTAACAAAGACTTCCCTGAGTCACGCATTAATATGTATCCAAATATATTAGATAGTTTAAATGACGATTATACAATGCCATTCGTCATGCCCAGTATTGAAATACGATTAACTAATCTATGTAATCTAAAATGTCGTATGTGTAGTCCAATGGATAGTACTAGTTGGAATGATTGGAACGATATTAAGGACTTTTATGTAAAAGAGCATAGTCATATTGGTAAGACTATTATTGAATTAAAACTAGATGAAAAGCCATTATTAGATTCATTTGAAGATAATGAACGTTGGTGGCAGAGTTTTGAGAAATTAATACCCAATATTAATTTCTTAGAGTTTGCAGGTGGCGAGCCATTAATGGATCCTAGTCATTATAGAATATTAGATATGTTCGGTGAACATGCAAGTAATGTTGATTTAAAATATGCTACTAATTTAACTACATTAGGTAAAGGTAAGCGTAATGTATTTGATTATTGGCCTAGATTCAAATCTGTTACTGTACATGCTAGTATAGACGGTGTAGGAGACTTATTTGAATATATACGCACGAATGCTGATTGGAACGAAGTATCAGAGAATATACAGAAAATCAAACAAATACCCACAGTTAAACGTATATTAGCGAGTGTCGCGGTTCAAGCAACTAATGTATTGTCATTAGATAAGACTATTGAATACTTCTTAGATACAATGGAAGTGACATTTTGGAATAACTTTGTCAAATATCCTATGATATTATCAGCACAGGTATTACCCAGTGATTTAAAATTATTAGCAATAGATAGATTAATAATAGTTAGAGATAAAGTTCCAACGTTTAAAATGTGTATTAAAGATCCATACACAATTACTATTGCACATAATCAAATAGATAATATTATTAAGTTTTTACAGGGTGAAGACTATAATCATTTATGGAATGATTTTGTTGAATTTAATCATAGATTAGATACATCACGTAAACAAGGCCCATTAGAAGTTATTATCCCTGAATTCAAACCCTATGTATAAAACAATTGCTATTAAGCCTGTGTACAAGGGGCCTATGATGGTAACATGGGACTTGGGTAGACGCTGTAACTATGACTGTAGTTATTGTACAGCATTACATCATAATAACCATAGCCGTCATCGTACAGTAGATGAATTAAAACATGCATTTAATTTCATTAAACAATGGACTGATACTTACAACAATAGTAGAAGTAGTCCGTTTGAAACTACTATTAACTTCACGGGCGGCGAACCCACTGTTAATCCAAACTTCTGGGACTTAGTTGACTATGTTAAATCAACCGACCCTAGTATTAGAATGTCAATGACAACGAACGGTGCGTGGCATAGTAAGAATACAGACAAGATTATAGAGAATTTTGTGGGTGTAACAGTCAGTTATCATACAGAAGCAGATTCAACATTAAAACAACAAGTATTAGAAAATATATATAAATTATCTAATAGTGACATATGGTTACAAGTTAATCTAATGATGCATAATGAACACTGGGATGAATGTGTTAATGTATATAATGATTTAAAATCCAAGAACATTAATGTTAAGATAAGACCCATTGGTGATGGGAGTTTTGCACGTAAGGGATGGTTCATTGATAGTGATGGAACTAATCGTAAGACAAGTCACGAATATACCCCTGAGCAACAAAATTGGTTCTATGAACAAACAGGGTCAAGTCAAAAGTCAACTACTAACCTAGAGGGTAATCAACTAGGCCGTCAATGTTGCGGTAGTCGCCCATTATGTGGTAAAGTAGATAATAATTGGACTACTGTAGACTTAGTTGATAATAGATTCTATGACTGGAGTTGTATGGTAGATTGGTACTTTTTACATATAGACCAAGAAACTGAATTAGTATATCACCATCAAACCTGTCGTGCTAAACATGGAAAGCGTATAGGAAGTATCGGTAGTTTAAGTGACACCCAAAGTATGTTAGAAGTACTCAATGATAGATTAAATGCTGAAACAATAGAACATATTATATGCCCTAATAGTTCTTGTAGTTGCGGAATGTGTGTTCCCAAAGCACAAAGTACCGAAGACTTTAACGAACTGTTTACGTCAATGAGATAAATTGGTCTATGGGCTTGCTATAGTCTATATCCCCGCATGTCCTAGCACACATAGGTAATGTTGTTATATGCTTATCCCATAATTGCCAATTAACACCATTTGTAACGGCTTCAATTGTATTATAATGTGTATTATATAATGGTATTTCTCTTAACTGCCTAGTGTTATCTATATGATAATTGTTTGACATAATAGATATAGGGGCATTAGCCAAATAACAACAAGGATATAATATACCTCTACTATCAATGTATATTGAATTATCGTTATTTGCTTTACAAGACACCTTTACATTTTTAAATAGTTTCTTATAATTATCTAAGTCACTACGTTTAATATAGACTAATTTTGCGGTACTTGCGGGTTCAATCGTATGTGTTTTATATCCATGCTTATCTCTAACGGTTAGTGATACATCGTCCATAAAACGTGAGGACTGTTTCTCACTAAAGGATTTAAACCCTAATTGTTTACTTAAATCACGGCAAACTTCTAATTGATGTTCATTATGTTTAAATGTAATAAACGTCCAAACACTATTGCCGCCGTTATTATTAAATGCTGTGGCGTTATTTAATATTTTATGATAGTCCGTTCCTATACGATAGATACTATGTGTATCCTCTAATCCGTCGATACCCCAATATACTGTGTGATTCTTTGGCAATAGATTAACTAAGTCACTCCAGTATTCTGTGTTACGTAATGACCCATTCGTGTGTATATCAACATATATGTCAGGGTTGTTATCCCGTGTATATTCTACTATCTTATGAAAGTCTTTATTCATTAATGGATCGCCCACATTACCACAATATATAATATGTTTTAATTGGGGTAGTATAGGGCCTACTATCTTAATATATGATTCTAAATCTATATCAGTTTCAGTAATTAATGGATTAGTTACACCCCCGTCAATATTGCGAATGCATTGGGGACAACTAGCCTGACAACGGCTGGATAACTCTATGTGTAACTCTGTGATATCTTTATATGTGTACATTATAATCTGTGTATTTCTGGTATATGATATGTAACTGGCAATACATTCTTCATCTCTATATTCCATACTTGGTTTTCCCAATAGTCCGCAAAGTCACAATGTATATCAATATTCATATGTTTCTTTATATAATGTGACGCTTCTATTGGAGTAGGATGCATATCAGTAAAGTTAGGTCTTTTACTATCTTTAATATCGTTATATAAACTTGGTTTAATCGTATTCAGTATATCACTATATAAAGATATTACATCCGTGTCATCACGTATTATATCAATACTACTGAGAAAAGTATAGTCACATCCAACACTTTCTAGTAATAATTGGGTAGATTTGATATATGCTAAGTCACGTATAACATTACCCCGTATTTCAGTTCCATACTTACGCATCCATTCATCACCGTATGCTATTTTGCGATACTCACTTGCGGCGGTAGCCCAATGATTATCTACATATCTATCCTCACGGGTAACCCCAGTCCACATTACAATAACCAAGTCATCAACATTAAATCTATTACGTTGATTGCATTCTACAACGCTATTGTATATATAATGATTGCCCGCACCCTTTAATCCCCAATTTTCATTATTAGGTATATATTGTCCTATTATGTCAGCATATGTAGGCCAGTAATACTTGGTATAACTATCCCCAAATGCATAAAATCTTTTATAATTACTTAATGTTTTCATATATTTGTAATGCTGATTGTTTAGTTGATTCAATTCCCGGATGACTTAAATCTCTGGCTAAGTCAATCTTTCTTAATTTATCACAGTTAGCAAGTTCTGCTGTATCTATAAAATAACTAGCCTCATAGTATTTTGTATCAGACCACATATACTTACTGGCTTTTATATTTAAGTACCCATGAGTTGACAGATTAATATCTGTATTATATTTGTCATCTATACTGTAGTTCCAAGACCCGTGATTATGTACTTTACTATCTTCTATAAATGTTGTATAACGATGTATCCCTGTCCATATTTGAACTACTGCTTTGGGCGTAGGATATAACTCACGTAATATCACAGCGTTATACAATGAATACTGTATGCTTGTTCCGCCCGCTCCCAAGTTGATTACAGGACAATTAGTTAATTTACTTAACTCTTTATCTAATGTGTGAACATCATCTATCCCTACCCCATAGACGTTTGAGCATCCTATTAATATAATACTATTGGCCCAGTCAACTTGATTAAACTCAGGACATCTATATCCCTGACTGTTAACTGTATATGTAATGTCGTTATTACGATAATACCAATCATCAGGCTGACTTAATAAATGTTTTTGATATAATTCTTCCGTGTCAAACCCTGAATATTTATTATTTGTGGGAATATCTTTTGCTAAGAATGTATTAATCATATTATAATGTCCTTCATTCTATTAGCAAGTAATGTATGTGCGTCAGGTCCGGGATGCCCGTCACTAGCATATTCTGTCTTATCTCTATAAATTGACATGTTACTATCAATTAAATCAATATTAATATAGTCAGGCTTGTATTTTAATAATGGTTTAGTATATCCAGCAAAGTTATAATATGGTACATTAATACTTTCTAGGTATAACGTTGCTTGATGTATATGATACCATGACCTAACAGTTAAATCACTATCACTATGTGTTAATATCCAATTCTTAGCAATCTCTGTATCTTGCCAGGATCCTATCTGTAATAGTTTATCACCCTCAAATAACGTATCTCTATTGCATGGTGCCCACATTAATATGGCAACGTCACCCGGAACAAACTTATAGTTTAGTATGTCGTGTAGTATCTGTAAATTGCTTGCGCCTGGAACTCCATGATTAATACTTTCAATATTCAATAACTGTCCTAACTTATATGGGTATGCGTCTTCTATACTATTCAAGCCCTGCCCACTAGTTAATGATGCCCCAAAGTGTAATAGTCGTTTATAGATTGTTAATCTATCTTTAATATCATTATAAACAATGTTATTACCCAACTCATTCATATGATTGACAGAACCTTTGTTATTACTATATGTATCATAGTAACTGTATAATCCGTGATGGTTTTCAAAGAAGGTAATATGCGTACTATTAGCAACACTTAACAACTTATCCAACAACAATGAGTAATTATCAACGAAGTAAGCGTCATCCCAAATATTTTCTAAAATATCGATGTATTTTTGCTCTTTCTTATGATAGATATCACTAAAGATTAAATCACAATTCTTATGCGTATTTAATTTACGGCTATCTAATTCTTGATCCTCACGTAGATATATCCTAGAACTATGTGTGTGTACGAATAACACATGGTCTGTACTATGTATTTGTTCTTTATAATGGTTGTAGGTCTTATAGATCCTATACTCACTGGACCCATTACTTGATTTATTAATAACTGTATGTGACTTTGCTAATAAACTGACCCATGAATATTCAGAATCGTTGTTAGCAAAGCTATCACCAAAGATCCATATTTTCATAATATTCACGTAACCATTTATAGTCGTTTATTTTCAACAATTGTTCTATGTCATTACTATGTTTAATGCCATAATTCTTTCCTGCCATTGCACCGGATATTGCATCTTTGCCATATTTTCTATCAATACCCACTGTAGTCCAGATATCTAATCGTTTTTGTGTCTCACTATCAACTTGTCCATTGATTATCTTGCTAGACAACTTGACACATTCTCTAAACGCCGCTCTCCAAGTACTGTATGGACTTGTATTAAAATTAGTAATATTGCTGATTTCCATTATAGGTTCGTAGTTTCTACTAATGCTTGTAGTCATGTCCGGCTTTTCTAAACTGTTATAGTTATTATATTTCTTTAATACACTGGTTCGGGGTAGTAATTTAACCCCACCATAACCATATATTAAATCATTGATGGGATTAATGCTACGCCAAACACGTACCTTCTCATAGTCATAGAAGGGTACAATATAATCAAAATTAAAGTCAGGTACAATTTCACTATCCCCGTCGACTACCCAGAAGTAATCAGTAGTACATAACTTAGCAGCCTCTATATGCGCTTTGTATATACCCCTGACACCGTCAATTCTTTTTACCCTTGGGAATCGTGCTAGTAAATCATAGTAATTTGTTTCACGGTTTGGTTCATCATAACTGATAAAGACTATATCGTATTCTGTATTTGTTGGAGTCTTTAGAAATGTCTGTGGACTACGGTATATTGGCTTGACTATTTTCTTATATTCTATACTATCATTTGTAGAATATACATCTGTAATTCTATGGTCACCTGTTAATTCTTTAATTAACTTACCATATGTATTTGCATAGCTTAATGGGGTATCGCCCACAGCACCTTTAACTTCTATAAACACATTGTTAAGATAGTCAAAGTTATTAATTTGTGTAATGTCAAATGTTCCCCTACACATCCAATATACTGCACAACGTGCTCCTAATATCGCATAGACACCGTTAACTACATCCATACCAATATGCATCCAGTTCCATAGTCTATCATAGTTACGCCAATCAAGTTCGGTTAACTTGTATTTTACTTCCCCGTCGTTCAAACATAACTTAATACCCTCACGGAACCCTGCACGAAATGCTTGTAACGGGCTCTTGTTTATAACAACAGTACTAGCATAT